GAATTTAATCATTCAAATATTGTAACTGAAGTATATACTAATCAGCCATCATTGCCTTGTAGATGGGAAATTAAAAATATTTCAACAACTACATCTCCATCTACTTTGATGATGATTTGTGCTGCTGTTTATTGTGAAGGCTCTGATGCTGAAACAGGATTTTCTAGGTCTGTTTCAACTGATGGAACTGGAGTTTCGTTAACTGCTGCAAATTCGACAAATGGTTACGGAATTCTAGCATTTAGATTGAAGAATACTTTAGTAGGAAAGCCAAATCATTCTCTTGCTAGATTAAAAACATGGTCAATTCTCAGCAATTCTGATGTTCAATACAAGATAGTTATTCTTCCGGGAACAGCAGCATTAGCAAATCCGTCCGTTAGCTGGAATTCTGTTCCGGGATATGGCTGGTGTGAATATATTAAAGATTTTTCTCTTGCTGCAAATTGGAATTCATCTGGAGATTTTTCTGTCATTATGGATGATTTTGCTTCAGGTTCTAACGGAAATTCATCCGGAAAAAATGCTGTAGGGGTCTTAGACAACAGATCAAACTGCATCTATCAAAACTACGATTCAACTAATTCTCAAATAATGGCTATTATTGGATATAGATTGGCACAAGATGCGACAGTTCGTGCAGCAATGTCATGGACTGAAATCAAATAATATAAATTGATAAATAATTAATCTACAATCTTTTTAAAAAGGAAATTAAAATGGCAAAACTATGGGGAACTTCAGCTACTACTGGTCTAGAACACAAGCCAGTGTGGCTAACTGATACACAAAAAGAAAGCACATATGCAACCAAGGATGGTTGGGTATATAAGCGTAAAGATGGAACCGAAGAAGTTCTAGTTGCGATTCGCGGTCTTAATACTCGCTTGGCTGCTGCCACAATTACCAGCGTAGCTTTCGGCACTGGTACATACACTGCTGGCACTACCAAAACAGTTAAGGTTCAGTTTAACGAAAAGGTCACTGTAACAGGAACTCCAACCCTAGTCGTAACTGGTTCTGTTGCTGGTGCTGTTACCGCATCGTATGCGTCAACTAATTCTGCTGGTGATACTCTAACATTTAGTTTCACTGTTCCTGCTGCTGGTAACGTACTAAGCGTTGGTGCTCAATCAGTTTCACTAGCAGGCGGAACCATTGTTGAAACTGGTATTACTCCAACCGTAAATGCAGCACTAACCATTTCTTCAACCGTTGCTGGTGCTGCTGGTACTAAAACTACCGTATAAGAAAGAGGCTTAATAAATGTCTTTTAATGATCTACTAAAACAGAGTGCTTCTATTATGGAAGCATATAAGAAGATGAAAGAATCTTCTTGTGAAAAGGAAATTGAAGAGTCTGATGATACTGGCGGGGATGGCTCTGCTTACAATAAGTATCTTCTGGCTACTACCGGCGATCTTCCTAAAAGCAAGGAAGAATATATGAAGGTTGATGAAGCCAAGAAAAATCCATGTTGGGATGGATATGAAAAGGTTGGAACCAAAGAAAAGAACGGCAAGGAAGTTCCAAATTGCGTTCCCGTTGAGGAATCAAATAGCAAATTTCACTCAGATGTTGAATATCAACATAAGCACAAATTTGTAACTGGACACAAGCCATCATTTGATAAGGTAGAGCATTCTCCTATTGAAAAGCCAGAAGATAAGAAAAAAATGTCAGATGAGGTCCATGTTAAAAAGTTGGATGAATCAGATGACGTTGATTCTAGGTATGAAAAGTGGCGATCTGATGTTCAGGCTGCTCATCCAGACAAGAAGCTAACCTTCAAATACCGCAGTGAGCGCAAGAGTGTAGTTCCTACTACCCACACTACCGCCGAAGTCGCCAATGACCCTGAGAAGCGTGCATACGGCATGTGGGACCACGACAAGGACGAAGGGCATGTGTTTGGCATCAACGAAGAAAAGATGACTGATGCACAGATGAAGCGCCGCGAGGAACTTGTCATGGGTATGAAGAAGAATATGGCCGATTTTGAAAAGAAGTATGGTGATCGTGCCAAGGAAGTGATTTATGCAACCGCAACAAAACAAGCTCTATCTGAGTCTTGTTGTGACCATAATAAGTCATCATATACTTTTGGTTCTGTTAGGTTTAATACATACGCATTTCCAACAAAGGATGAAGCAAATACTTTCATGCAGACTCCCCAAGGTCAGAAATATGGATTTATTGGAATGGACGATAAAGGTCAATTCCATGTAGCACATATGGATGATAACGGAGAAACATTAGCCTAACCATAATTGGGGATTTTTAATCCCCATTTTCTAATATATTTTATGCAGACTACGATAAACAATGATCATGATTTTATGGTTTTAGCTATGAAGTCATATGATAATCCATCATGCATTTCTGTTGATGAGTTTAATAAAGATTTATATACCATAACTTCAATAAAAAAATATATTAGAAAATTTAATTCTGGTGAAGAAATTAACATTAGAAAACTGGTAAACTATTTTGTTGTATTTTACAATTGTTTTGGTGGTAGTGCCACTGATTTAATATTGTATAAGATGCCTGAATTGGAGTATATATCTGTTATTGTTCCAATTATTGCATATCTTGGTAGAGGCATTATAAATATTCCTAGAGAGCAAATAAATACAAAAATTATACAAGAACTTTTAGAACTATGACATCAAATCCAAGACCGTTAGATAAGCCATATGCAACCCTAATCTTGAACTCTTTACTTAAACCGTTCGAGACTCAAAAGGCATATTCTCTTGGTATTATAGACAAAACTGGAAAGTTAATTAAAACACCAGAGACACAGGAAGAAAAAGATTCATACAACCCATTTTATCAGGTTGTTTTTGGTGTTAAAAAAATAATTGATTCTTTTCCCGGAACAAAAAATAATTTAAAACTACTTGCCACTTCTATGAATTTTATTAGACAACAAGTAGTACCAAACCAGTTTAATGAATCTATTGACTATCCTATGTTTTTGAAAGAATTAAACTTGGTAATTGAAAACGATTTGTGTTTAGTTGAAGAAGAGTTATATATAGAAGCATATATGTCTGAGGAAGAAGGTGGTGCTGCTCCATCTGGCGAGTCAACACCAACAAATTCTACTGAGAATATTGATATACATACTCCCGTAATCAATAGAATGTTTAAGAAAAAGAAAGTTTCTGATAATGGCTGAACTTAAAATCAAAAAAACAAAGTTCGTTGATATTGATTTAAATTTTTCTTTACATCCAATTTCCTCTGATATTGGAAAAAGAGTTGACGCAAATGCTATTGCCACGGCAATAAAAAATTTGGTACTTACTAATAAGTATGATAGACCATTTCATCCAGAGATAGCATCGCATGTAAGCGAATTGTTATTTGAGAATTTTACATCCAATACAGCCATTACTATTGAACGAGCAATTCGATATACTATTCAAAACTTTGAGCCTAGAGCAGAAATTGTCTATATTAATATCGATGCCGATCCAGATTCTAATGATTTGATAGTCGAGTTGGCATTTAATGTTATTGGGATAACAGAAACAATTACTACCAGATTTACATTAGAAAGAACTATTTAAAATGTCAAAAACATTTAGAGTTGCTGAGTTGGATTTTGACACAATTAAAACCAACTTAAAAGATTTTCTTAGACAGAATCCAACATTCACCGACTATGATTTTGATGGGTCTGGATTATCTGTTATGCTTGATGTATTGGCATACAATACTCATTATAATGCTATTATCGCAAATATGCTAACGCAAGAAATGTTTCTCGATACAGCAGTAAAAAGAGAAACTGTTTCCCTACATGCCAAAAGACTTGGGTATCTACCTAGGTCTATCAGATCAGCTAAGGCAAATGTTTCGATTGAAGTATTTCCAACAGACAATCCAAGTGTAATAACTCTTGGTAAAAATGCATCGTTTTCTTCTGGTGGACAGATTCAATTTAACTTTGTAAATTTGAATTCGGTAACAACAACCAGAAATTCTTCTGGCAGATATATATTTGATTCTGTTGATTTACAAGAAGGTAGAGTCGAAACATTTAGGTATATTGTATCAAATGATATCAAGAAATTTCAGATACCAAATAAAAACGCTGATATTTCTCTATTGAAAGTATTTGTTCAACCAAACAATACAAATACCGATAGGATAGAATATAAGTTATATGATTCTATTGTTGATGTTACTTCCAATTCCAATGCATATTTTGTTCAGGTCAACTATACCGGATATTATGAAGTTTATTTTGGTGACGGCGTAATTGGAAACCAGATTGAAAATGGGTCTGTAGTTACATTAGAATATGTTGTATGCAATGGCGAAATTCCTAATGGTGCTGGAGCATTTAGAATAAATGACCAGATAAACGGATATTCAAATATCTCAGTGACAACTCTTTCCAAGGCGTTTGGTGGTGCTCAAGCAGAATCGGTAGATTCCATCAAAGACAATGCATATAAAAGATTATTAAATCAGAACAGAGCAGTTTGTGTTGGCGATTTTTCACCAATAATTCAACAAATATATCCAAATGGTAGTGATGTATCTGTATGGGGAGGTGAAAATAACAGTCCTCCTGTTTATGGAAAAGTGTTCTTTTCTATTTTAAAGGGAGATAATCCAAGCCAATTTTTGGATTCTGACGAAAAACAATATATATTGAATGAAGTCAAGAAAAAAATGATGGTTTCTGTCGTTCCAGAAATTGTTGATCCAGATTTGCTTTTTGTTGAAATTGTATGCAATGTTTATTTTGATCAAATTAGAACAACAAACACATCTCAACAAATTAAAACACTAGTAAACGATTCAATCGTTTCTTATGTAAATACAAAACTTAATAAGTTCTCAACCGAATTGAGAGGGTCTAACTTATCAACAGCTATAGACTCTTCTGATCGATCAATCAATTCAAATATAACTAGATATGTCCTGAAAAAATCTGTTGTTCCTGTATATAACCAGTATACCAACTATAAAATAGATTTCAAAAATCCAATTAGGGAATCATCGGAAATCATTTCAAACATAACATCAAATTCTTTCTATGTTCAAGGTGAAACTGACCTAGTATATATAGATGACCTAGCAGGAGCGATTCGTTTATATAAATTAGTAAATGGGGTTAAAACAATATTGAGAAATATAGGTTCGGTAAATTATTCAACTGGTGTGATAACTTTAAACTCTCTAATGATTACATCTGTTCCAGATGGTTCGATTGTAATTAGGTGTAATCCAACATCAAATGATATAGTAGCTATAAATAATACAGCACTATTGGTTAATAGTGAAGATATTACTATCAATATAATTTCAGAATCAGCTACCCCGAATCATATATTTACATCAAGTTTCTAAAAATGTCAAATAAATATCTCCCTACAAATGAATTAGTCAATAGACAAGTCCCAGCATTTGTCAGGGAGAATCATGCAAAATTTATTGATTTTCTACAAACTTACTATGAGTATCTAGATCAAGAAGAAAATATAAACGACTACATTAGAAATGTAATTAAGTATATTGATATTGACACAACCAGTGAAAATTTTTTGGTAAATTTTTTCGAGGAACTTAAAAATTTACCAAAGGATATGCTTGCGGATAAAAAAATAGTAGCAAGTCATATCTATGATTTATATGATGCAAAAGGAACGCCAAAAGCTATTGAATTACTTTTTAGAATACTTTATGATGAAGAAATTTCTATTAAGTATCCATCTAACAACATTTTGATTTCCTCTGATGGTGTCTGGAAACAAAATTCATTTTTTACACTAGAGCCTGTTATTGGAAACTTACCAGTTGGTAATGTAAAAATTCCACTTACTATAACAAATGACAAAGGCATTTTTAGTATAACCACAAATCGAATTGAAGTAGACTCTGACAATATGTATAGAGTTTTTTATAATTCGAATTATAATCTAAAATTAATAGAAGATCAATATATTATTAATTATGACTCTTCTGGAAATAAAACATTTTCCGGTAGGGTAAAGTTGTCCCCTAGTAAATTGATTGTTCAAAGTGGTGGTGCTTTCTGGCAAATAGGCACCATAATTAAAGTAGCTGGTATAAATAAAGACACATATGCGAGAGTTACCGAAGTTTCGGATGGCTCATTGGTAAAGCTCGAAATATTAGATTTTGGTTATGGACATTCAAATGGACAAGTAGTTTCAGTGTCCCCGTTTCCAAATAAGCCTTCAGGATCGTTGATTGATGTCAACTACAACACAACAACAAAAACTCATACTATCGCAATTAATGATTATCTAGAATACTCAATGAGTGTTTTTGGTCAATCAAATGGAGGAATTGTTGGTAGCGATTATTTTCTGGAGAATTATGGGTCGGAATTATATAGCGGGTCTGATGTTTTTTCAACACAGTATACTACCATAACATCTACACAGCAAGTAACACAAGATGACATTACGCTAGAAGATTGGTTATTATCTAAAGCCAACATAGTATTTGTTTATGATACAATTTCTAAACCAAGAGGAGAATGGGTTGGAAATAGAGGAAAAATATCAAATCCATTTACTAAGCTACAAGATAATTCATATTATCAGCTTTTTTCTTATGTAGTTAAAACAGAAAACTGCATTAACAAATGGAGAAAGGCTATGGAAATAGTTCATCCATCTGGGTTGAAATATTTTGGCGATTTTTATAAAACATTTTCGTCTGATGTAACATCATCAATTTCGTCATCAACAACAGTACATATAACATAAAAATGACATTAGATAAAATAAGCGTATCGGGAATTTTGACAATTAAAGTTATTGATGATGAAGGAAATCAGAAAACTGAGATAACCATTCCAAATATGGTTGTTTCTGGCGGAAAGTCATTTATTATTAGTAGAGTTGCGCCAAATCCTCCTGCATATATGTCTCATATGGGACTGGGTAGCTCGAATCAGCCATCATCACAAGAAATGACTTCACTAGTAAGTGAGGCAACTGTTTCCGGAAATAAAGTTAGAAGTTCTCTGACTACTGTAACGAATGCGAATAGTATTACATATTCCGCTACATTTGCACCAAATGCATTTGGTGGATCATATACGGCAAAAGAAGCTGGAATTTTTAATTCTGCTACCAATGGAACAATGCTGGCTAGAACTGTTTTCCCATCTGTTTTAATATCATCAATTGATACTGTAGTAATTAATTGGACTATAACTTTAAATTAAACAAAAATGTTACAAAAAGAATTCCATACTTCATTATCAGAAACATTTGTTAAAGATATACAGAATTTAACAAATTTTTATTATTACTTTATCGGTAGAACATATCCTTGGGATTCTAATGATACTGTTCCTGCACAGAAGATATATACAACAGATGAATTGAAGTTGATTAGAACAGATTCTCTATATTATCAGAAAATTCAGCCATCAGATGTTTCTTTAATGGTGAAAAGAAATAACTGGACTTCTGGTACGGTATATTCAATGTGGGATAATACCGTCGAAATGAGTGGTTTGAATTTCTTTGTTGTTACATATGATTCTGAATACTTTCGGTATAATGTTTACAAATGTCTAGACAACAATAATAATTCAACATCTACTGTTTCGCCAACTGGTGTTTCACCATATGCACAGAAAACATCTGATGGTTATATGTGGAAATATATGTATTCCATTACAGAAACACTAATGGACTCATTCGGTTCTTCTACAAAAATACCAGTAAGAACAGCAATGTCAAGTCATTTTTATAATAAGGGAACAATATCTAGCATATCAATTATAGATGGTGGTACTGGTTATACATCAAACGACATTGTTAGTATTGTTGGGGATGGAACTGGTGCTGAAGCGAATCTAATTGTTGTGGATGGAGTCATTACAGAAATCCAAATGGTTTCTATGGGTCAAGGATATACCTATGCTTCGGTTTCGGTTTCTAGTAGCACAGGAAGCTCTGCTAGGCTCAAAGCTATAGTTGAGATATCCGCATACGAGACTGAGCAGGCAATCGTAGAACAGCTTGCTGTAGACGGTACTATTAATGTTGTAAAAGTTGTATCCGGTGGCACATATTATTCAAATGATACTACAATTTCTATTGTTGGGGATGGAACAGGTGCGACAGCGAATTTAACTATTGAATCTGGCGTTATTAAAAAAGTTAACATGGTAAGTTATGGGTCTGGATATACATATGCAAATGTAGTTATCTCTGACCCAAATCAAGCATCAAGACCAGCAAACGCCACAAACTTTTCTGGATATGCTATTCTTCCACCAAATGGCGGACATGGAAAAAATGCTGTTACTGAATTATATTCATCTGAGGTATGCTTATCAACACAAATTCCTTTGATGACTTTTGCTAATGCAAACGACTTTAGACAAATAGGAATTGTAAAAAATCCAACATATATATCTTCGGGAAAATACTTTAAGGATGTAAATCAGTTGGTATGTTATACTGTTTTGTTCGATACCGTCTCGGGATTAACTATTGACTCTATACTAACTAGTAATTCTTCTACTGATACTACATCAAAATATCGTGTTGTATATTTCGATTCAATCAAAAAAGAAGTCTATCTAAAACCACTAAGCAAAAATAGCAAAACACCAACAGCACTTATAAATGGAAGCCAAAGCTATTCTATTCAGAATATCACATCAAGTCCAACATTAGATAGGTATTCTGGAGAATTGTTATATGTGACAAATAATACCCCATTTGCGACTGTTGTAGATCAAACAATAACACTAAAAACAAATATTGTTCTATAATAAATAATATATATTGACCACAAACCAAAAGTAAAAATGGCTACATCTAAGAATACTAATACAAATCCTTATTACGATGATTTCGATGAAACAAAGAATTATTTGAAAATTCTTTTTAAGCCGTCTTATGCTGTGCAGGCAAGGGAATTAACACAGCTACAGACTGCAATTCAAAACCAGATTACAAAATTTGGTTCGCATATTTTCAAAGATGGTAGCATTGTTTTGGGTGGGAATACCTTTACCAACTCAATTAAGTGGATTGATGTTTTATCTACAACAAGTTCAAGTTTAATTGGAAAATCAATTGAAGGATCGACTAGTGGAGCAATTGGTAAAATTGTTTCTACCAGACGAATTGATTCTTCTACGCTTCGTTTGTATGTAAATTATATCTCTGGTGTTTCGTTTTCTCAAGCAGAACAGGTTATTTCTACTGATACTTTGTTTACTGCGAATATTACTAATGTAGAATCTTTTACTGGAAATGCAACTTCATTTTCTATTCAAGAGTCTACATTTTTTACAAATGGATATTTTGTATTCTGTAATTCGCAGACTATCATTCTTTCTGATGATTCAACCACTTTCACTAAAAAAGTTGGTCTAAAAATTACAGAATCTGTTGTTACATCAGCAGATGATGAAACTCTACTTGATCCATCTCAAGGTTCTTATAACTTTTCTGCTCCAGGTGCTGATCGATTGGCGATTGCTCTAGATTTAGTTGCAATTGACTTTGATGAGCAGGATCAAACAAGTTATCCAGTTGGCGATTTCATTGAAGTAGCAAGATTTGTTGGTGGAGAAATTGTATTCAAAATTACTTCAGCTTCATATTCTGAATTAGAAACAACTCTTGCTAGACGTACATATGATGAATCTGGCGATTATACTGTTAAAGCTTTTGGTCTTAAAGTAGTTCCACATAAGTATGGTGATACAACTAAGCTATCACTAGCAATTGATCCGGGTAAAGCATATGTTAAGGGATACGAGTTTGAAACTATTTCGACTGTATATCAAGATTTAGAAAAGGCTAGAGATTATTCCACTAGGAATAACGCTTCAAACCAGACTGATTTTGGTTCATATGCAATCGTAAATTCTTTTTCTACCGTTGCCGGTAGTCCAACAGCATTTAACTTCAACAGTAATAAATCGGTTAATCTATTGAATAGTGGCGGAACTACTATTGGTACTGCTATTGTCAGAAGCATTCAATCTCATACATCAAATTCATATAGAATTTACATGTATAATGTTTCTGTCACAACAGGGTCATTTGCCGATGTTAGGACTATTAGAAATGTAGCAGCAGGATTTAATTGTGCAATTAATACTTCTGCAACTGAATATACTAATGGAGTTCGTCTAATCAGTGGATCAATCCGTCCATATATCGTTTCTCTACAAAAATCTCCTGTCAAAACATTAAAAACAGCAACTAATTCTGGTCTAAGTGAAACCAGTTATTTTGCTGCTAAAACAATCACTGCTGACTTTGTTTCTAGCGTTGCAACCATCGCTCCTAGCACTGGCGAAGAACTCCCTTCTAGCTCAGTTGTTGATTATCTAGTTGTATTCAGCAATGGTACAGTGCAGCCAGTAAGCTCTGTAGGAGGCACTAGTTCGTCTAGGACTATTACCCTATCTACAGGTGGTTTGACATCATCTGGGGCTTCTATTTTTACCTATGTGAACGTTCAGGCAGCAACAGAAAAGCAAAAAGTTTTGCAGAATAACTATACTCTTTCTAGTGTTGCTATTACATCCGATGTTAGAAATGGCCTTCCAGTAAGTCTATTAAAGGCAGACTGTTTTAAACTAATCAGTGTATCAGCCAGAGACACTGCTTCATCTAATGCACTACCAACAATTGATGTGACTCAATATTTCACATTCAATAATGGACAGACCGATGAATTGTATGATCATGGTTATATTAAACTGAAATCTGGGTTTACTCTAGATGCTGCATATGATGTTCTTGATATTACATTCTCATATTTCACACAATCGACTTCAGTAGGATTCTTTAGCGTTGATAGCTATTCTGGCATCGATTATTCAGAAATCCCAGAGTATCGTGCATCAACTGGTGAAGTCTATTCATTAAGGGATTGTATTGATTTCAGACCAAGAAGGGATGATGGAACTACCACGATTTCTGGTACATATGCTCCTATTGTTCAGCAATATGTTAGGTCAGACTTCGAGTATTATCTATCTCGCGTTGATAAATTGGTATTGACTAAGGAAAGAAAATTCAGCATTGTCAAGGGCATTTCAGCAGAATTCCCAAATGTTCCGAATGACCTTTATGATGCAATGACTCTTTATGTCATCAACGTCCCAGCATATACCGTTGATGAAAAAACCGTATCTTATACATTTATTGACAATAAGCGATATACAATGCGCGATATTGCTAAGATTGATCGTCGAGTAGATCGTCTTGAACAATATACCGTTCTGAATCTATTGGAACAGCAATCCAAGGATGAAGTTGTTTATGATGCTATTGGTCAAGAAAGATTTAAGTGTGGTATTATTGCTGATTCTTTCAGCGGACATTCTGTTGGTGATGTTAATGATGCTAACTATAGTTGTTCTATCAATCCAGAAGATAGAGTTCTAAGACCGAGATTTGCTCCATATTCATTTAATTATACTATTTCTGCTATCAATGGAGCAAAGCAGGAAGGTGATCTAATCAGTTTACCATATACAACTGAAGTATTAGTTGATCAACCATATGCGACTAGAACTGTCAATCTAAATCCATATCAAGTCTTTACTTGGAATGGTAGTGTATTACTAGACCCAGCAACAGATACATGGGTAGACACAATTACCAGACCTGATGTAACTGTTAACTTGAATGGTAATAATGACGTTTATACTACTCTTGTTCCAAACGTAGAAAATCCAGCGTCAGTTGGAGTTAGATGGAATGACTGGCAAACTGTTAATCGTGGTGTCGTAGTTACTGACAATCTAGTAACCAATACATCATCTAGTACATCGACTGTTGGTAATAAGGTTCTACAGACAAATACCACAACTGTTACCAACAATCAGATTACAACAACTACCGATACTTTAGAACGTACTGGTACAGCAATTTTAACTAGCAGTGTTAATACTGTTACTAGAGATATTGGTACTCGTGTCGTTGACACATCAATTGTTCCATATATCCGTTCTAGAGTATTAAATTTTGCTGCCAAAAATCTAAAACCAATTACTGATTTAGTTGCAACGTTTGATGGAATTCTAGTTAGTGACTATTGCACTCCAGCGACAGAAGTAGTTTTTGCTTCTGCTGTTGTCAATCGTAATGCAACTAAAGTACGCACAACAAATACTCTTAAAACAGCAAATGTACTGTTAACTAGAAATGACAGAGTTTTTATCAATCTAGATTCGACATCAACTCAATTTGTCAGTGGTGATGTAGTTGAATGGTATGTTGCTGGAGTTTGGGTATCAGGCGGAACAATTTCCGAAGTTAATGTAATGAGCACATTAACTACAAATAAGTATGGTGATATTGCCGGATCGTTCTATATTCCAAATAACGAGAACATTAAGTTCAGGACTGGCGAAAGAGTATTCCGTCTAGCCGATGCCCTAGGTAGTGTATTCAATACTGCTGCTGAAATTAAATATATTGCATCTGGTATGTCTCAATCAGTTGAGCGTACCATCATTGCGACCAGAGTAGCTACGCAATCTATTTCTCCTGTTTCTGAGACTACTACTGTAAGCTCTAGCACTACAAACAGTATTGTTGTTTCTACGAAGTCAACAGTAACTGATGTAACACCTCCTGCACCGCCTCCTGCACCACTATTAATCTCTTGTGGTGGTACTGAAACAGGAAATGGAAGAACAGGTACTTTTGAATACGAATTAGATTTTGGTACTACTATTGGTAATTGTGGTATTACATATAATGCATTCAGTATTCCAGACAGATACACAATTATCTGGGATGGTAAGACATACTCAACTGGATTCGTAGGAAGTTCTTCATATAATTCACAACTAGCATCTAAGGGATTCCCTAATGTTGCTGGTACTGGTTCTGGTAGTTTAATTTTTAATAAAACAACAGAATCTCCATCTAGAGGCAGATTAATTGTTGATGCTCCAATTGCTGGTACTGGTTGGAATTTCAAGATGATTTGTCCTGCTGTAACTCCAACACAGCCTCCTACTGTTGCTGTTGCATATGCTCATGCTGATATTAATATGTCTAGTCGTGTTAATCTATCAGTTGACACTATGTCTGGATCATTTAATAGTGAACTAGCTTTAACACTGACTACAGATTGGCATGGTAATTCTTCGATTCCAGCATCTGTTACATATCTATTAAGTTCAGTTACGACTTCTAATGCAGAAGTTTCTGCTACAATCCTAAATCCAGGAAACAACCTATATAGAGCATCTGGAAAACCAGCACATGCCGAATTAAGGATTACGTCTGCATCTAGAAAGTCTCAATATTCCGCAGATGTCACTGCTACTTGGACAACAACCAATACATCTGT